GCGTGATGCTGGCATGTTGCGTGCAGCGTCAACGGGTTTGGTTCCGCGGCGGCTGTTGCACGTCCTGTGCGCTGGCATCATGTTGGTGGTGTCCTCGCCCATGTGGGGGGCCACTGATAGGGGCACGATGTGATCGATGGTGTCAGCCCCGGTTTGTCCGCATAGCCAACAGATGTTGTTGGTTTCTAGTATGCGTTTGCGTTGTGCTTGAAATTTGCGGGTGCTTCTGCCGTGGTATTTGTTTGGCATGTGTTCACCGTGTGCGGTGCGTGTGTGTGTGTGCCGTGCGTGTGGGGGGCATGCCGTGCAGGTGATCCTGCGGGCACACCCCCCCTATTGCAACACATTGTATTTGGTTGCGTGTAGTAGTTCCACTGTTTGTGTTGTGGTTGTTGGGTTGTCAGGTTGTCACCATGTCACCAGTGGTTTGTTGTTTGCGTTGCAGCATCCATGTGCCGCGGTCTGTTGTTGCGCGCGCACGGGTCCATGAACGGTGACAGGCTTGGCATAGTCCGCTGCGTAGTCTGTCGTTGGCTTTGTTGGTGGTGTAGTGATCGCAGGTTAGGCATTGGTTGTGGGTGTGTGCGGTGGGTGGGGTGGCAGGGTTTGCCCATGTGGTTGTGATTCTGTGGATTGTTGCAGCGGGTGTGAGTAGTTGCAGGGCTGCGGTGTTCAGTTGGTGCATGTCTGTTTTGGCTTGGTCTTTGCCGGTTAGGTATCTGTCTAGTCCTGTGGGGGTGGATGGTTTGGATGTGGGCATGTTGTTTTGTTTGGTGTTGGTTGGGTATCCGGGTTGGTTGTTTTGTAGTTCGGTGATGGCGGTTTGTAGTTGGTCTGTGATTTGGGTGAGCAGGGTGATGGTGGTGTGGATGTTGATGATGGTTTGGTGGTTGGTCATCTTGGCCTTTCAGAACGGGTTGAATGGTTCGATGGGTTGGGGGGTTGTAACCGCGCCGTTTGGGTTGGCGCAGTTGGGTGTTGATGGTGTGTTTTGAACTGGTCCATCAACCGCGCCACGCGCCCCTTTTACTAAAGGGGCGGCGCGGTTGGCGCGGTTAGATGTTGGCAACTGTTCCGTTTCGGTTTGGCGCGGTTTGGCGCGGTTGGCGCGGTTAGGTTCATCATGTTGGTTCTGTGGTGTTTGTGGTGATTGATCGGTGTTGTTTTCATCAGTGTTGACTGAATCAATGGTGAGGGTATCGATGGGGTCAAATCGTTGCATCAGGGTGAGGTTGAACCCACCGCCTTTGCCGGTGCGCACGGTGCGTTCCACATATCCCAATGCAATCATTTCTTCCAGTGCATCTTTCACCTGTCGGCGTGGGTGTTGGTTGCATGCATCCAGCAGGCGGTTTTGTGTGTTGGTTCCCATTCCTAATACCCGGCTGATGTTTTCCATGATGGCGTTGGGTTGCGTGTGGTTGGGGTCTGTGATGGTGACGTGTATGCCGCTTTGTGTGTCGGCAACGGTGATGTTGGCGACGGTGCTGCCGTGCTGATAGTTGCCGTGTCTGTCTTTGGCCACGGTCAGTTTCAGTTTGCCTTCCATGCCTTTTGCCGGGGGTGTGGTCGCATCCACCCGGTAACTGGCACCATCGATGGCGGCAAGTTTGCGTTGTGATCCGATGGCAAACCGTTTGTTTGATTCATTTGATTTGGGCACATGGTCCAGTAGTAGGACGGTGGCACCGGCACGGGTGAGGCGGCGGGGGACACGTCTGAACCATGCAGCGATTTCTTCGTCTGCATTGGGGTTGATGCCGTCCATGCTGACGGCCTCGCCGGTTGAATCGATGATGCATAGTTGAATGTTCAGGGTGATGATAAGGGTTTCAAGGTAGTGCCCTGCCCTATCGGTGAATGGCATGACAGGGCTGATGTAGGTGAATAGGTCGATCAGTTGGGTGTTGTCACATCCCAACATGCGCATTCTGTCTGTGACGCTGCCGGGGTGATCTTCAAAATCTAAGAACAGGACACGTTGCCCTTTTGTAATTGTTTGTGCTGCTGCTGCCATTGCCACCCATGTTTTGCCGCTGCCTGATTCCCCGTACAGTGCGTTTATGCGTTGCGGGTACAGCAGGTGTGCCCCGTCTGCGCGTTCAAGTAGTTGAGGTTGTACGGGTTCCCATCCGTGGTTGATGATTGCGGCAAGGTCGGTGGGTTCCCATCCGTGTTGCAGTTCGGGATCATCTGGTGGGGGTGTGTTGGTTGGCATGGTGACAGGCAAGTTGTTTTGCCATGTGTTGAATGCTGCGGTTTCTAGTTCATGCAAATGTTTCGCTGCTGCTGATCGGTCACCTGCGTGGTGTCGGCAGGCGTAATATCCAAACCGTGAATATGCTTTTTCGGGCAGCCATGTGATTGATGATGTGAATACACGCAACATGTCGTTTCCTGCCCATCCAATGGTTGCGCTGGTACCGTCGCGTGTTTCTTTGCCGGGTCTAGTCCAATGCTGTTCACTGCTTTGGTCTGTGTGGGCGAGGGTCCAACCGTCTGCGGTGAGCAGTTCAGCCCATGTGGTGTTTTGGTTGTACCGTGCGGCAATTGAATCATCGTTGCCTGTGATTGGCCCCTGTGTTGCCTTGTGTTGGGTTGGGGTGGGTTCTGTGTGGGTGAGTAGGTGCAGCAACCATGCCGGTGCCGGTGCGATTGGTGCCGGTTCGCCACCTACCCATGTGTAGGGGGTTCCGTTGGCATGCACCGTGGGCGGTGCCACACATTGCCCACCGGTTCCCCGCACATCGATGCCTTGCCCTAATCGTCTGCCCGCATCATTGCGGATTTCAATGTGATCAGGATGGGTGAAGTAGTAGTGAACGCCACCTGATCCGGTGAGCACCGTTGCGGTTTCGGGTAGTGGTCCGTGTTGGCGTTCTAGTTCGTGCAATGTTTCATCACCGGCTTTGCCGTCGGCAACGTCAATGTCAAGGATGAACAGCCCGTTGCCTGTTGCAACACCTATGCCGTGGCCAATGTATTGGTTGGCAAACCACTGGTGGATTGTGTCTAGTTGTGTGGTGGCGACGTGTTGCCATGAATGCATTGGCGGGCGTTTCCCGCCGGGGATGATTGGGATGACGGGCCATCCGTTTGCTGCGTAGGTTTCTGCGTAGTCAATCACATCATCCATCAGTGTCCCCGAACAGTGTTGTTTGTTGATTGTGGTGTTGTTCGCGTGCCCATCGCACACGGCGTTCAATGATTTCAATGTATTCATCAGTGATTTCACAACCAATGACGTTGCAGCCTTCCATGACAGCGGCCATCAGTGTGGTGCCTGACCCGGCAAAGGGTTCTAGGACAGTGCCACCGGGTGGTGTGATGAGGCGCACCAAATAGCGCATGAGGGCAAGCGGCTTCACGGTCGGGTGGGTGTTTTGCTTTGGCGTGGCGGTGATGGGGTCGTGTTCCTTGCCGCCTATGCCGTTATTCATCGTTGGCGCAAAGGTTGCGGGCAGCCCGTTGAGTCCTGCGTTGCGTTCGGCTTTGGATGCTTTGGCGCTGTAGAAGTAGCGCACCCATTCGGCGTCGATGCTGCCGTCGGTGATGACGTTCGCAGGCCAGCGGCCAGCGGCGTTGTAGGTCGGAATCTCTTTGCCGATAAGCCCTGAAGCGCCGAAGTTGACGTTTGGGGTAGTTGATTGACGCTGAATCTTTGATGGGTCGTATTCGTCGCCCATGTCAATGCGCGCGCCGTCAATGTTGAGCGCCCCGGTGCCGTGTTGCTGCACGTTGGCGGCGACGGTGCCGATCAGCGGCTTGCGGGCGACGACGATGGGTTCGTGTGCGGGTTTGAGTGCTGTCCCCCATCCTTGCCATTGCTTGGCGGCGTCGGTTGCGGGTGCGCGCACGGTTTGTTTTCCGGTTGCGGCTACGGCGTTAGCGTTCCAACCGGCACCTTGACCGGTGCTTGTCTTTCCAAACTTTCGCTGGCCGATTACTGCGCCTTGTTCGCCCGCCGCCTTATCGATTCCCTTGCTGACGTCGTAAGACTTGGGGAACCCTGAACCGTACAACCAAACAATGCAATCACGAATTTCAAACCCCGCATCCTCAATTGCACATGTCATACGGTGATAGGTGCGTGTTCCGCCGAACGCCAGCAAATGCCCGCCGGGTTTCAACACACGCAAACACTGTTCCCAAAGGGTTACGTCATAGGCGATGCCTGTGGCATCCCACTTTTTCCCCATGAAACCAAGTTCATACGGTGGATCGGTGACAATGGAATCGATTGAACAGTCAGGCAATGTGGCGATGATTTCGCGGCAGTCACCCAACCTGATTTCAGTGTGCGGCACATTGTTCATTGCCCGTGTTCTTCCGTGTCAATTCCAATGGGGTTGCCGTGATGGTCTAGCACCACTGCAATTGTGATTGCTGCACCTAACAACGCGCGCCTGCCGTTTCCCAAACATCCGGGGCATTCATACATGCCCGCCTTGTGTGCAATTGTGCAATCCGCTTCAATAATGCATGCAGCGGTTGGTGCCATCGTCCATTGTTCTGCGTTCATTGTTGTCAGTCCTTTGCTGTTGGATTGTTTTCAATGTCTGTTTTCACTGTTTTGATTGATTGCAGTGCGTAGTCACTGGCACATGTGCGACTGCAAAAGCGGCGTGACACACCCCACCCTTTGCCAAGATTCACAAGGCGTGTGCAGTTCGGGCATTTCACAGGTTTCCCCCAATGTATGGTTTCAGTATTTCATCAACTTGTGTGGTGATGGTTTCATGCACAAACACAAGCGGGGACATGAGCGTGCAGGCCAGTTTCATGTTTTCTGCACGCTGTTGTTGGATTTCTGTGATGGCAATTTTCAGCCAAACAGGGTCAACCCCGGTGCGTGCGTGTTCAACAACTGTTTGCAGCCGATTCAAAATGTCAGTCATCGGGGCACCGGCATATGAAATATTCACAGCGCGGGCAACGCACGATTTGTGGTTGTTTCATGTTCAGTTCCATCCATGTTTGTTTGCGCAACCCGGCCACGGTCGCATTGAACCACCGGCTGCGGTGCGTGTGCGTTCTGCAATATCAATTTGTTGTTCACGGGTCGCCAAATATGCATCAGGTGCGTATTCTGTGCCACCCATCGCACGCCATGTTCCGATGTGAAACATGAGGCCACCGGAGAATCCACCGGCAACCGGCAGGTGTCCCCAATCACCTGATGATTCGCAGAACGCGAGAACATCCCACATGCCATCAGGTGGTTGGGTGTACCGGTATTGCGTGACAGTTGTAGTTGTTGTTGTGATCGTTTGCAAATGCTGTTCCAACGTCGCCAATGCTTGTGCATGTGGCCCGTACTGATCTGCATACACATATTCTGTTGCTGCTGTTTGTGGTGTTTCAGTTTTCATTTGGTTGCACCCGGCAAACGTTGCTGCGGTGAATCCAATGATGGTGATGATTCTGATTGTGCTGTGTCTAGTTGCATCCATTGCAGTTTGTTCCCTTTCCGTTTCGTGCAAACCACACACGAAACTTCACGGATTGTGATGCTAGTTGTGTAGGTGGCATCGCATCGATTGCACACCCATGTTTGTTTCATCGCACTGGTGTTTCAGTTATTTGCTGCCACTGGTCCAACATGAAAACAGTTTGTGTCAGTAGTTGGTTGCTGACAGTGATTTGCCATGAACCTTTGATGCGTGTTCGTTCCGCGTTTTTGATGTCGGTGAGTATGTCGGCAAGTTGGTTGCCTGTTGTGATGATGTTGTGCAGCCGTCCAGTTTGTTCCAACAGTTGTTCAGTTGGTTGCGGATGGGTGGCCTGCCATTCATCAAACAATGCCAACATTTTTGTGTACGGGTCAGGTCCGTGATGCATCAAAAGATTTTTTCGATGACGCGCAAACCAAAACTACTTGCGCCGCGTTGAGCAATTTGTATTGCATCAGCCAAAATGGGTTCATCACGAATGAATACCCAATCAGCACCCCGTACAATGGCGATCACAAACCTGCCTGTGGTGCGGTCGCGTGATACTTCAATGGTTGTTTCATTTTTGCGCACCGATTGTTCCATTCAGATTGTGTGCGGATAAGAAACCGACCCCCAACCCGCAAGCCCGTTTGCGTGTTGGGGGTCGAAATGAAACCTGCACCGGGTTCACAAGACGGCGGGGGATATGACCCGGTGCAGGTAAATTGTCAAATCAAATCGTCAGCGTCAATGGTGATTGCAGGCGGTGCGTATTGCGCGCGCCATGTTTTGGATGGGTTGTACCCTTTCACCTTTGCCGGTTCTTCACCTGTCCATTGGATGGCGAGAACACCGCCAACTTCAGGCACCTGACCGGCAGCGGTAAAACACTTTTTCACTGCCGTATACATGAAACCCTTTGCAAAAATGCGGGTGTCATCACCAGTGTCAGGATCAACACCGGTGAACACCAACTGCCATTTCGGTTCACCGTTGCCCCATGTTTCAGGTTCACCAGTCGCGAAATTCGTTACCTGCTGTTTGGTTGCAGTGGCAATGCGCACCTTGCGTGTGTCGCCAATGGTTTCCCATTTGGCAACGTCGCCTGTGGTGCTGGTCAGATCGTTGATGATTGATTGATCAATGGACATGTTGTGGTTTCCGTTTCGTTTGTGGTTGTTGTTGTTTGCCGTGGTCATTTTGTGACCGGTGGCCAGTCGCCAAACAAATATGCGGTGCCAGTGTCATCCCACATTGGGATCAATGATCCGGCTGCAATTTCTTTGGCAACACCCTGCACGCTGATGGCCTGTTGGATGGTCAACCCACCCAACGTGTCCCCCAACGTGTCTGCATTTTTACGCGCGTCGCCTGTAGCAATAGCAACTGCGGCCATGATCAGTTCCACATCATCAAAATGGGCTAGGGCCACCAGTGCTTTGCACACTTCCAACCGGTGTTCGGTTGGTTTGCCGCCTCGCCCGGTCAACCTGATGGGCCGGTTGGCTTTGGTGCAGGCTTTCATCACGTCGTTGACAATGGCCCGACAGTTTTCGGGCAGTTCTTGTGCCAATGCCGTCAGTCCGTCTATTTCGTCCTGTGTGACGTTCCTACCCTCATCGGGGGTAGGTGCCCTTGCAGCCTTCACGGGGGCAGCAGGGGCCACTGTGGGGGCAATGGTGGGAAACGGCAAGCCATGTTCCTTTTCAATCTGTGACAACGCCACATCCACCAGTTCACCCTGTTCCATCGTGATGGGGTCACCTGATTTGATTGTGGCAACCCCGGCAGGCCACATGTGACCCACCATCGCTTTGGCCTCACCGTGAGCAACAATCGCCATCAACCGTTCACGCGTTGACACACGCCACACATCACCCACCACATCAGGTGCAACAGTTGCAGCCATTGCAGGCAGCGATTGCGTGGGGGTGAACGGGCGCAATGGTTTGGCTTTGCGGAACTGTCGAACCTGCAACGCCGTTTGCAACGCGTCTGCCCCAACCGTCAAATCAATCCAATGCAATGTGCAATCAGCACTGTTGGGTTCAATGTGAATGATCACTGCGTGTTCCCTGCTGATTTCAGGCATTGGTTCACGCACATCTTGTGAACCATCAATGGCAATGCCTTGTGTGTAGAGCGCATCAGCGCGTGAATAAATTGCCATCTGTATTGCCCATGCAAGGTTGCCAAATTTCAGGCTGCTCAGTGATCCGGTTTTGTTGTCAAACAGGAATCGTTTGCCGTTGATTTCCAACACACCATCACAGGTGCCAGCAATTTCATGTGCATCCAACACCACCATGCGTTCCACATATTCAGGCAACACCCGTGCGCCTGCATCCGCTAAAGCCTGATGCACTGCTGCAATGTCTGCTGCGTACTGATCCGGTGCCTGATAATCAGGATTCGTGTAGGACTGTTCCAACATGGCATGAATTGCTGTACCCAAATCACGTCGGACGGTTGCACCGCCCGCTTCACTGGCACGTTTGCAAATGCTGTCAATGGCTTTGCGGTCATCAGCGTCAGTGGTTGTGAGTGCTGCATACAAATCTGCGCGTGCTGCCAACCCGATGGCGGTCATTCGTGCGTTCCATGTCATCAGGCTGCTGGTGTCATCCAATGCTTTGGCCACGGTGGTGGCGCGCGCATAGCCGCGCAACGGTCCACCTTCCGGGGGTAACACCTGATAACGGCCCCAACGGTCCCTGCGCACGTCTGTGCTAATTGCTTTGCCGATCATGTCTGTCATTTTTTGTTTGCTCCCGTTTAGAATGGCCTGATGTGGCCAATGGTTTTGTTGTGTTTTGAATTGGTTGGTGTCACTGGCCAATGGTTCATCAGCCGTGGCAAATGGTGGGGTTTTCTGATTGTGCTGCTGCATTCATATCCGTGGGCTGTGTTTGCTGTTGTGACCGGTCAACCCGGCTTTTTGGCCATGTTTGTTTTGTGGCAGATAGTGAACGGTGCCGGTGCTGTCCGGTGGTACAGAAACCGTACCAACCGGGTGTGACAGTCAACGCACAACCCGTTTGCGGTTGCGGTATTCGTTCACTGCACAAGTGTGCGCAACCCGGCATGGATCGCAACGGCACCCTTTCACATAACCTGAATTTGTGCCGCACGAAACCACCAACGCACGTTTTCGTTTCGGTGCGGTGTTCCCGCGTCGCTGTTCCGATGTCATCCCACCCCAAATGCCGTACTCCTCATTGTTTGCCAACGCATATTGTTGGCATTCCATGATGACAGGACAGGTGAGACATACGGCAAGGGCACGATCAATCACCTTTTTGTTTTTGTTGTTCATGTAGAACGTTTGCAACATTCCTTTGCATGCACCTTTGTCAGCCCATGCACCCGGTGCGTTCGGATAGGCAGTCAATAGCCTGCCGCTTCCATTGCACGTTGCCGTTGCAGTTCGGCCCGCAAGTTTGATTGCATCTGTTCCAAATGATTGATGCGTTCCAAACACATGTGCAACGCATCGGCAGCATCCAAATACAATTCAAAATCTGCATCATCAGCGTTTGCTGCGGCCTGCAATGAATCCCACATGCGGTTCAATGTTTCCAAATTGAATGTGTCCATGATCAGCCTTTCAACAGTTTCGTGAGCGTGTCCAACGTCATGGTGACATACCAGTCACCGGGGTTTGTTTTGCCTTTGCGTTTGTGAACCACCACACCGCATTCACGTTTGGCATTGAATGCCTGTTCATCAACCTGATTGCACCAGCCTGACAAATCTAATTTTGCAACATTCTTCACCTGCACTGCGGGCAACGGTGGCGGCAACCACACATCACCAATGTCAGCATTGGAACCTGCCGGAATTCGTGACGCTGTGAACCCTGACCCTTGCAGGTAGCGGGTCACTTCACGTTCAGCCATGTCACCTTTGATTTTGTTTGCGTTAGCCATCACCAACCCCCCGTGATTGCGTAGGTCCATGCCAGCAGAATGGCAAACATGATTGCGGAAAGTATCAACGGCCATGCATCTTTCATCGTGGGTTCCGTTCAGTCAGTTTGAACACTGTGACACCCGCTGCCATGATCACAATGAACACGGCAACCGGTGTCATCCAATCCGATGATGCCAGCAACATCACAAAGCAGTTCAGCAACATCAGGCCAACAATCAATGCAGCAAACCCAACCACCGCAACCGGTGCGTTCACCCGTTCATCAACAGGTTTCATTCGACTGCACCGATGCCGGTTGAAATCTGCGACACGTTTCGCTGCGGTCCCTGAATCAAACAGTGACCCACACAACACGCAACGCACTTTGGTTGTCATCGTTTCACCGCTTCCAAATCAAACAGGTTGGCAACCACATCATCAACCGGTGTTTTGGTGTCGATGAGAGCAGCCCACACATCAGCATCATTGGAATCGTCAAGGCATAGGGCATCAAGAATGTCATGCAATGCACCATCCATGCGTTCCAATGCTTTGCGTTGCAGAAGGTCAGACATGGTGCGGTATGAATCTGCCCGATGAGTTTCAATGATGCCCCGGCGGAACTGCTCAACAGCGTCAGCGGTTTGCTGGTAGGCCCGTTTTATTTCAGACATGTCAACGATCCAGCCCGGCGCGCTGATTGCCGATGGCATCGCCATAGAACGTTTGAGTGATGCGTTCATTCAGAACAGCGCGCGCAATGTTCCCACGCGATTGTTCATGCACAATTTTGTTGATGACAGCCAAACACACACCAGCGGTGATGCGTGATTCAGTCACCAACTTTTCAGGCGCGTCAGGATGGTTTGCCATGCGTTCAGAACTGGCCAACAGTTCAGCAAGCACAAGCCGCAAACGATTTGCCTGATAGGTGGTGATTGCAATGTTCATTGGTTTCCCCTGTTCTGCATTTCGATGATTGATTGTTTGTTGATGCGTGATTGTCCTGATGGCATTTGTGTTGCATGGATGTGGCCCCGTTTGATCCAGCGGCGCACCGTTTCCGATGACACCCCCAACATGCGCGCGGCCTCGCCCGTTGAAATCATTTCAGTGTTCATGCGTTCATTTCCTTCTTGTGGTTTCTTGCGGCTTTCAACAAATGTTTGATGGCAGGTGTGTCCATGTCAGAACCCAAATCAACTTCAGCCCGTAGTTCAACCCGGTCAATGAATCCAAACCTGTTGATTGGTTCATCAGCAAAGAAATCTTCAGTGATATCCAACGCGTGTTGCAGCAGTTCATCAGTGACCTGATCAACCTGCGTGATTGATTCTGTGATGTTCATGCGTGCCTTTCTAGTTCAGTCCATGTGCCGGACCACAACACATGCCCGCGGGCATCGGGGTCCGGTATGAATGTTTGATCACGGGCCTGTTCCCATGTCATTGATTGTGCAACCTGCGTGATGGTGTGTGTGGTCACCCGTTCATCCTGCGAACGCTCACGATCCACAAACCTTTCACACGCCGACCAGACCCCCAACCAATAGGCGATTGGTTCACCGGTGCCGTTGTACGTCACTGCCAAAAACTTGCGGTTGGCATCGCGCACAATGTGGTTGATTTCAATTGCACACTTTTCACACACGTCCATGCCTGCGACGGCATCGGCAATTTGTGTGTCATCAATTTCCGTGGTGTTGGTGATCAGCCCCCGGTTGCGTGTGCTGTGTGTGTAATTGCCTGCACACCAGCGTCGTCCTTTGTAGGCAATGTGGATTTTGGCGCCCGTGCGGGTGGTTCCAATTGATGTTGTTCTTGCAGTACTCATTGGTTGCTTTCCTTTGTTTGCGGTGGGGGCTGGTCCCCCGTTCCCATGTCCATTTTCTACCACACACCTGCCACATGTGCAACAACCCCCACAAACCCCCCAAATTGGGGGCTGGTGAGGGCTGCCGGGTCAGTCATCCGAACTTAAAGCGGCGAGTGCGCATGGGCCGAAATACATCTCCAAACGGCATTCTTCAATGGTGCTGCCTTCATCGATGTGGTCACCGTATATGGCCACTACTGCATCGGCAATGGTTTCGGCTTCAATGGTTTCAATGTAGTAGTCAGGCACATATGAATAGCGGCGGGCGTGAGTGCATCCAGCGGTGTGAACGTGATGCATACCTTGCGCTTGGTGTGTCGGGTTCAGGTCGGGTCCGAAAATGGTGATGGTGTTCATTGGTTGCTTTCCTTTGTTGGTGGGCCACCCCTGCGGGGCCATGCACAAGTTCTACCACACACCTGCCACATGTGCAACAACCCCCACAAACCCCCTGAATCACAGGGGATTCGGGGAACGTAAAAAGCCCCCCACCCGGCACCTGACCAGCAGGGGGGTGGGGGGCTTTCACAGCCGGTTCAAATAGGGGTTTGCTCAGTAGGCAATCAAGCCTGATGGCATCCAATCACGGCGCAGGGGAATGCCGTGTGCATGAACCGGAGAACAATCACAACCCAACAGGACGGCCCACAGGGGGCACAGAATCCACCACAGGGACAGTGGCCACCACAGACGGCGAACCGGCAGGGCCAAACGGCAGTGACGCAATCGAAGTCAGGACAGACAGAACAGCACCAGCAGCAGCAGCAGCCCCAATGGTCCGCCAATCCAACGCAAACAAATCTGCACCAGTGGCACCGGCAACAGCAAGCAGCACAGACTGCACCGCAGTTTTCACGGCACGTTCAGCAATGGCACGCAACAAAACAGTGTTCATCAAATGTTCCAATCTTTGTTTGGGTATTCCTGCTCATCCGGGTATTCATGTTCATCCGGGTCATACGGTTCAGGTTCATCAACATCCGGCAACGTGATGGTGTCGGGTTCAATCACAATCGTCATCATCATCCCAATCATCATCATCTTCAATATCATCATCATCAGATTCTTTGACCGCATCAGGCGTATTCAGAACAGTCCAAATGCCGTCAAGGTATCCGCAACAATCCGTGATTGAATCTTCAATCATCACCGGATTTTCAAACGCCAAACCGGAATGCAAACCATGCGCAATGCGGCACAATTTCATCACGGCCATAAACAACAACGCATATTCAGGGCACATTTCAACAGGGTCACCATCACACAATGAATTCCATGTGTTGGAAACCCGCAAATAATCTTCTGCAAACGGTCCATACGCATTGTTTCGATCACCATGTGTGAGCGCAAACGCATTCAACAATGTTGAACCAATTTCATTGTCAACGTAATCAAACAATTCTTCATTCATCATGACCCCCTGCGGTCAATAGTCAGGTGTTTCGATAAAGTGTTGGATCGATTGTTGCAGCCGCAACCGTGGCATCAATTGGCCAACCGTTTGCGGCAAGTGTTTCAAAAACGGTTTGCGGGTCAGCAATCAAATCAGCAAACTGCACAACGTTCACTGTCACGTTGGGTGCATCAATCAAAACCTGTTCAGCAAACGCGCGCGCACCGTATCGATGCTCAGGAACGGTGAACCCAAACGCCCGTGCAAACGATGCTTCAATTTCAGGTTGCGCCCGGGAAGTCAAAACCACGGTGAGAGGTTCGGAACCTGCACCGTTGGCAAACGCTTCAGGTGCCGCCTTCATCACACATTCATCAGGTGTTGCGCCGATCCAGTCGGCAACAGGCGCAAACATCGTCGCGTGTGAAAAGTAGCCTGCCGGGTTCGGATTGTAGGCCGGGTCAATCTCTCTTGACCTAATGACACTTTCCACAGAAGCGTCAGTATGGGCGGTGAGCGTGGACGCTTCCGAGATGGCTCGGACGAGTGCCGACGTGCCGGTGCGATGTAATCCTGAAACTATGTAGCGCATCATTTCACCGCAATCAGTTGTGAGTAACGAAGCAGACCTGAGGCGGTCGGTGAAACACGCGTTCCGGTAGCGCCACTAGCGGCGAGGCTTTCCGTTGCCATCACTATGGATGCACCGATCCGAGTCACAGTCACCCTTGAAGTCATAGAGGCCGGTGGTGCCGTTGAGTTCTGAAAGGTAAAGTAACTGCCGACAAGCAACGTAGGAGCGGTGGTCGTCGTAACTGACGGCGCTGTGGCATTTGTCGCAACGCTTCCCGCAACGTCAACGGCTGTTGCTCCACTAATTGCGATCATTGCTGTTTGAAGAGTCCCGCCTGTCCAGTTTGCACCGCCTGACCAGACGAGCGAGTCTGTGCCGGTAGCGACGCGCGAGAAAGTCCGCCACGGAAGAAACCCATAGTTCGTGTCGTCGCCGGTTCCTTGCTGAGTCCATCCAGCCGGTGTGGTCCCCACGACGCCTGACTTCGAGTCGATCTCAACAAACATCTGCACGATAAGAACGTCCCCTACAGTGGTGCCGGTCGGTGCCGTCAGAGTGAAACCATTTCCGCTTGTGTTGGTGATCGTCGTCGTGGATGACGCCGACCGGAACTCCGGACCACTAGCGGCAGCAGGTGGCGAATACACGCCACCAACACGCCCAACCAAAATGCGTTTGCCTGTGAACCTTCTAATGGAAGGCATCACACACCCTGATACAAACAGTTCACAGACACCGTGCCAGTGGCAACAATGCCATAAACACCCTCAGCCTTGTCACAATCGATTGACAGGGTGCCACTAGCCGCCAACGGAAACCCTGTTGCCGTTGTGACATTAGATGCCCCAACATAAACAGTTGCCGTACCAGCATTGTAAAGAGCAATTGTGAACCGTGGCAGGGGGTCAGTTTCCGCAACCGATAACGCAGTCACGGCAGTACCAACAGAAACAACAGCAGATGAAATTGACATATCAAATCCTTCAGAATTTCGGGGCCATAAATTTGGCCAATGGGACACCTTCAAAACGTCTGCACAAATAATCAAGACTGACAAACATCGGATCATATGAACCATCTTCAACCTGATGTTTCACAATGCAACCGCGCCAATGATGGTTGCCCTGCTCACCTAAATATTTTTCGTGGTGCAAATAACAACTGCCAGCAATCAACGCATGTTGCGAACGGCCCGCAACAAACCTGATTGCATAATCCAAAACCTGTTGATGGCCCATTGTGAAACTATGGCCCACCTGTTTCAACCGTGTAGTGGCATTGCCCCCAAACGGTCTGCCCGTCATAGGGTTCGCCCAATAGTGGGCATACCAAACACCATCAACACAAACAGGTTTCAGAAACGGAACAACCTGCCAACCGTGTGATGCATAATTCAGATCATCCAAACTGATGATGCCATCCAAATGTGCGGCATCATCATCAATGGCCCGCTGTATCCGGTGTTCATGGTTGCCATGCAACATGATCAGTTCAGGTTTGTATTGCTTTTTGTTTTGTTTCACCTTGCGGCGGTTGTGTGTTTCCATTGGTTCACACAACACATCAAACGCAAGGTTGGCTGCATCAACATCGTCACGATATCTGCGGCCTTCAAAATCTTTTTTGCCCACATCATACGATGACAAACTAGGCCCATCGAAATGATCACCCAAATGCACAATCACATCAGGTTGTTTCTCAACTATGTATTGACCAACCCAACCCAACGCATCATTGGGTGTGCCCGGTTTCGCTTGCGTGTCAGGGATCACCAAATGTGTGCGTGGTTTCTGATCTGTCATACCCTTGCCCGATCAATAGCGGATAGGACTACCAACGCCGCTTGCCGCGGTGATGGACATTCTCATGCCTGTCTAATCGCACGTCAAGGTTTTCAACCTTGCCATCAACACGTTCAACAGACTGGTGCAAATCCAACAGACGATCACGAACGTCAACAACAACCTGCCGGTTGTCGGCATGTTGTTCTGTGTTCTCATTACGCAACCGCACAATTTGAATGATCAATGCAGTGATTGCACCAACCACAAGGCTGATGCCACTGAAAATCGCAATCCATTCTGCGGCACCAAAACCGGGGGTGTCAATGATTGTTTGTGCAAACATCGGTCATGCCACCAACGCATCCCAAGTTTGTGAACCAACAATGCCATCAACACCCAAACCGTGATCAGATTGAAAACGTCGTGTTGCATTGTCAGTTGCCGGACCAAAAACACCATCAGCAATAAGCGCATACCCCTTTGAATTGAAAAGGCCCTGCGCAATCCTTACCGCATCACCAGTTGAACCGACACGCACAACCTGCGCACGCGCATTGTTCAACACTTGCAACCACGGATTGGTTGGTGCAACAGCAGGCAGATTGTTCAAAAAAACAAACAGGTCATACGTTGCGCCTGCGGTGAGCGGACCCCAAAACCCATCAGCGGGAACGTTCAGGTTGGTTTGCCACTGCCGCACCGCTGATTCAGTTTGTGGCCCGTAAATTCCATCCTGTGGAACGCCAACAATGTTTTGGATTTCACGCACCTTGTCACCAGTTGCACCGGGGCCCCATACAGACCCGGCAGGGTCAGGGGTTGGCGGTGTCGGCACAGGCGGTGCAACAGGCTGTTCACCACTATGACGTTCAATCGCTTGCAACAGTAGAGAATCAAAAACCCAACGGTCAGCGCGTCGCGACCACGCATCAGAACGGTCAGCAGGTTGAACATCGCCGTGATGAGCCAACCCGGGCCGCACCTTCACATCATCACCAATGAACTGTGACGCTGCCGCAATGTCAATGTTGTTGCGCCGCCAAAATGCGACAATCTCCGCACCCATACGGTCAATCTCTGCCAGTGTTCGCGAGTCCTCACCATTCAAATCTGATGACACTGCTGCAATGGCAATCATCCAACACGTTGAATTGAAACCTGACGCGGCCACACCAAACGCGGTGTATTCGTCAGGCATCATTGCAACGCTTGAATCTGTATCAACAATCATGTGGTATGAACCGGGATCAGAACGGCGTGCAATGAACGCTGCGGTGTTCTCTGCGGCAGTGTCACCCCCGGCACCTTCTGTGGTGTGGATTACAACACCACCTGAAATACCGTTGTTGCGTGAAGTGTGAAATTGTGGTGACGCTGGCGGGTTATCAATTAGGTAGAACATGGTCACGCTGCTTCATAGGTGAAATGTATTTGGATGACGTCGTTGTTTGCCCAACCGGGAAGGGTTGAACCAATGGTGCCTGCAACAGTTTTCAGAATTGCAAAGGTGGCATTGGTCGCGATCACGGTGCAAACATAGTTTGCGGTTGCCGCTGATGCGTCTGTGTAGTAGCCGCTGCCAATAACTGTGCCGCGTGTTGGGAAGGTTCCACCAATTTTGCAACTGACTGGCAACAAAAACTGATAGTTGCCACTACCAATCGCTGCACCTGTTGCACCTGCTGCAAATCTAGCGTGCCCGGTGACAATGTTTCCGTTTTGGGAATACGCACCGAACGCTTCAGGAAACCCGGTTGTGCCTTGTGTGGGGTTAGTTGTTGAACCTGTCAACGTAGGTGTGTAAGTAGAACCAGCACCGTATTGAACAAAACGAATCCATGCCGTACCGCTGTAAATGGTAGTTACGTTCTCATCTTGCAACACCGCCACCATACCTTCAGCGGGTGCAGTGATTGCAGCATCACGCGCTAATGCTGATGCAAATGACATCACTGATTGTGTCATCAAATAGTTGTTGACATTTGCAGCAGTAAGAATTTCTGACGCTGCAAATGTACGAAAACCGGAACCCATAGGTTTCCCCTTCAGTAGCCAAGAACGTTGGAATCAAGAACACCAAACGTTGCTGAATCAAGTGTGAAATAAACACCAATCGCAGGTGCCAACAAATAGTTTGTTTGCCATGAATCCGGGGTGATGGAATGTTGGATGCCTTCGATTGATAGTTGCTGTGAAATTACTGAACCAACATTTTGCGGACGACGTTTCACCGTGACGCGTGTGCCAATCTCATCACCAATCACTGCCGGATACAATGATGCAGGGTTGGCCTGCGGATTGATAGCGATTGATGATACCCGGTATTTGGGTTGTGAATATCGGTACAACCGATCAGACACAATATCCAAAACCTGTTGATTGTTTGAAACATCCAAATCAGATAAGTTGTTCGCACGAATAAAATATTCACCCTGCGAAACGGTGTCCTGCGTTGTGATCACAGGCCCATTCACCCGGTTGCCTGAAACAACATTGTAAATGAGTCGATCATCATACGATGATTCAAAACCAACATATGGCAGTTCACCAGAACCATCACCGTATGTGCGTTGGCTGATCGTGTAGATGCTTTGGGTTGAAAGGGCATTGCGGCCAATGAATTTCAAAAGGCCAGATGCATCAACAAAAAACTTTCCCTGTTCAGCAGTTTCCCATGTTTGCAATGCTGACAATGCGGTTGAACCTTGAACATTGATTGCAGATGTTTTGCCTGAACCGGTTGAAATGGATGTGCCGTCAGTCATCCACTGGATCATGTCAAGCACCAAACCAATTTGTGTGCTTGTCAGGTTTCCCAACCCGTAGGTGCCCTTACCCATTTTGTAAAGATTTGAAGCGGCAGTTGTTGTTGTATCTCCGCCCCATGTCAAAACCTCATCAATGGTTCCAATGAAATTCAGAATGGTGTACCCGGGCCTGATTGCTGTTCCAATGGACCTGATTGCATAGCCGCCGCGTTGGTTGTATGTACCTGTGCTGAACCGTGCCAATGCAACATTGTCAACCCGGCAATACCCATCCACTGCCTGATCCCACGAAACCGCCACATGATGCGGTTTGCCATCATTCACTGTGGCGGTTGAAACCCAAACGGTGGTTGTTGTGCTTGTCGATGGCGGCACCGTGTCATTGCGGCTTGACGTGCATTCAATAGTTCCAACACCTGCACTGACAACCATCACAATGGTTGACCCGTAGCCATCATCAAAAATTCCGTATGTTCCATCAACAGTTGTGGTTGATGAAAACCAAACTGATGTTTGGTTTGCGATAATTGAAAATAGGGGATAAGACGGTGAAGCGGGCACTGCCACGGAACGGGTGCCATCAAATACAGCCGCAAGGTTTGTTTCGTTTGCAGTCAAACTTGCCGCTGAAACTGAAGTGGTTGCCTCTCCGTTTGTATCCAAATATTGCCCTGCACCCTGATTTGCCCCTGCTGTGAATGCTGCAATCGCAACAGATGAATCATCGCCATCATCCATGCGAAACCATGAACCCGATGTGTCCATCAACGTTTGCGCATAGTACGCATAATAGGAATCAAGGGTGATCAGGTTCAACAGTTTGAATGCATCAGATGCGGTGACGGTGACAGTTGAATCAAACGTAAGTTCATAGGTTTGCGGCCACCCATCAATCCAACCAAAGAACAGGTTGGTGGTTGAACCTGCACCATATTGCGCACGGATACGAACAGGGCGCAAAGGGGTCAATGTCCCGTAGTAGGGGCCTGCCGTGTATTCAGGATCAAAACGCCGATCAGCGTTTGAAAACGTGATTGATGCTGAACCTGTTTGGAATGAATCCAATTCAGATGAACGGCCCCGGTTGGTTGTAACGCCACGCACATATGCGCTCACGTCAGTCCAGTTGATTGATGCCAGTGTGGAACCCAACGGAACTTTGCCCGAACCTGATGACGTGCTGAAACCAATTTCAACAGTGAACACAACACCATCAGCAATTGTTGCTGTCATGCCGCACGCCACCCATCACCGGCACGGCGTTCATACGCTGCAATTGATTCAACAATGGATTGCCCAATGGATGCTTTGTCTGCGGTCGGTGAAACACTCACGTTGATGTTGTAGACAGAACCGCCACCGCCAATTCCTTTGCCAGCAAACAACGCTTTTTGTTGCTGCGGGTTCAAAATCATTTCGTTATCATGCAACACGGCGAGGCCCGAACCGCCACCCATTGCGGTATTGAACATGCCACCATCAGCGAAATGCGGCAGTTGTGGAACACTGATTGTTTTGCCACCAATAAACGGCACCCAATCAGGGACATCCCATCGAAGTTTTCCAACGGTGTTGTTCCATGCATCTGAAATAAAGTTGAATGCTGTTTTGAATGGACCGCTGATTGCATCGGCAATGTTTGAAAACACGGTGCCAATGATATCTTTTGCAGTTTGGAAAAATCCCCAAACTGTTGCAATGCCCGTTTTGATTGCTTCAAATGCAGGGCTGATCAGGTTGTTCCAAACGTAACTGATCACATCACCAATTGCGCTGAATACTGTTTGTGCAATAGCCAACAACAATTTGAAATATGGCACAAGATAATCAGCGATGAAACCAAAAATGGCATTCCACACCGGTTCAATAATGTTTTCCCAAACCCGGTTGATTGCTTCCGCAATTTCAGACCATACAAACCCAACAACTGCACCAATGGTTTGGAAAATTGGGATCAAAATTTTTGTCACATAAAACACAAGAATTTCAAAAATTGGTTTGATGACGTTATTCCACACAAAATCAATGACTGTGCTGATCAGCCCCCATATTTGAACTGCCCTTTGGCCCAAAAATGACAGTGCGGGAATCAATGCATTGGTGATGAATGACATGATCCCGTTCCAAACGGGTTCGATGTAACCCCACGCAAACTGAATTGCAGTCTGAATACCTGCCCAAATAGTTTTCCAATTGGCCTGCAAAAACTTACCAGCAGCGACAAGGGCAAAAACTGTCAACAATATGGGACCGCCAAGAATGCTAATGATAATTGCAAACGCTTTGTGTTCTTTGATCCAGTTGAAAACTTTATCCCAATTGCGCCACAGGATAATGATTGCAGCGACCAGCAACGCTATTGCAACAACCAAAAGCCCAATTGGGTTTGCAAGCAAAACTGCGTTGTATGCACCCTGAGCGGCAGCGGCAATTCGTGTTGCGGTTGCAGTTACCAACAAATAAGTTTTGTAAAGCAAAAAAGCCGTGGTGAGTGTGCCAACAATTGGCACAACAATTTCAAGATTGTCTTTCAACAATTTGATGCCGCTAACAGCAAGATCAAACGCATCACGCGCAAAATTGCCAATGCGTTCAAATGTTCCAGCAAGGCCCGAAGAAGTGACATCACCGTTGCCTGACATGAATGCGGCAAAGAACGCGCGCAACGATCCAATGATTTCAACAACAATTGGTTTCAGCGTGTCAAACACATTGCGCGCAACAAAGCCGATGCGTTCAAACGCACCGGCAAGGCCTGATGAGGTGACATCGCCATCACCCGCTTTGAAGGCTGCAAACAATGCCTGAAACGATCCAGCAATTTCAATGATGATTGGTGCAATTTTCTGACCAATGTCAATGAGGAGAACAGACCCAAACGCTTTTACTTTGTCAACCAAAGGCCCTAGACCTTTGTTCATGGTTGTGAACGCACCCTCAGTTGCACCGGCAGATTTGTCCATTTCCGCAAGGTTCTTTGAAAACGTTTCTGTTCCCTTACCGGTAAGCGATAGGGCAGCGGAACCGGCTTCAACAGAACCAAACAAATCGTTGACACCAACGTTGGTTTTGCCTGCGTACTTTTCAAGAAGTTGCAAAGCCTGCTGCGTGTTGCCGCCTTCTGCAACAAAAGCCTTGAATGATTTGCCCGCAACCTTTTCAAACACGTCCGATGTTTTGGTGCCTTCTTTGGAAAGTTCAACAAACAACTGGCGCAACTGTGTGGTGGCAACAGACGTTGGAACGCCCTGTGCAGTCATTGATGCGAGGGCTGCGGTCACGTCACCGAACTTCACACCCAACGCGGCTGCGGTTGGTGTTACTTGAAACAATGCCGCTGACATTTCTCCAAACGTGGTTTTGCCCATACGCACGGCAGTGAACATCAGATCGGATGCCTGCGTTGCACTGAGCGTTTCTGCACCGTAGGCATTCATCACAGATGAAATGCCATTCACTGCTGTGGTCAGATCAGTGACACCACCCTTTGCGGCCTTCTGTGCGGTTTCAAGAAACTCAAAAACATTTCCCTGAGGAATACCCGCTGATAAGGACTGATACAACGCTGGCACAACAGCGTCAGGCAAAACACCAAATTCTTTTGAAAACTTCTTCACGTCCCCCGTCATGGCATCCATCGCCTGTTGCGAGGTGCCGGGGATAAGTGTGAACACCTCATTCATTGATTTTTCAAAACCGATGAATGCGGTTGCACCTGCAATACCAATACCGATTGCGGCAGCCCCAACGGACGCGGCAACCATTTTTGCGTGCTGAGCAATTTTGCTTTGTGTCTGCCCAACAGCACCGGAAAGTTTTGCCATTTCCGCTTGCGCTTGTTCTACGCCCTTGCGGTCAAAACTTGTTGTGATCGGAATTTTGATTGCCACAAAAACTCACTTCCGGTTGTATTCATCCATGAACGCGCGCTGATAATCGTCAATGATCATCACGATTCGTGATCGTACTTTTTCTTCACCGTTGCTTTCATCCCATGCACGCCAAAGCAATCTGCCCGGTTTGCCGTGGTTGCGTTTCACGGCGTTCACAAAAGCGTTTGGCGAACCAACACCTATGAATTCAAATGCTGCACCGGATGGCGAACTGCTCAGAAGGGACCACGAATCCTTTGTGAACGATCCTTTTTGTTGTCTGCCCCCCCTTTTCACTTTGACACCCGCACGCGCTAAAGAGTCATTCCAGTATGGCAAACCGCTGCTGCCTTTTGATTTGGCCAATGGTGAAGTGCCGGGGTAGCGTTCACCGTTTCCCCCGTAGTTCCAACCTGACAGTGGTTGTGCAGGCACAAACCCTTTTGCTTTATTGGCAATGGGTTTCAGCACATAGTTGATTTCGCGATTCATTTCTTTCAGAAGTTCAGGCGTAAGCCTTTTCATCTGAGCAACAAAAACGTCATATCCCAAAATGGCAATTTGGGCATCGAACTCTGCCTTGTTTGCCTGTACCTGTTCGATGCCCAAAGCCATTTTTGTCTACCTCGCGTTATTGCGTGCCTGTTCTTTCAACAGGCCAACGATTGCAAAAAATATGTCAGGCGGGGTTTGGAGCAATTCGTTCGGGGCAATGCTTGTGGCAACAGCAACCTGCGCCACCAACAATGTCATTGAATCCCCAAAGGGACGCGATCGACCTCAGCGGCTTCAATGCTGTCGATGCCGTGCAACCATTCATCAAACGGTTTCACAACATGACCTGAAACATGTGAGGCTTTCCATGCTGCCCAACACAACGCTTCATATGACGCTGATTCCCCAAACAACTGTTGCATGCCCTTACCAAACTGACGTTCAGCGGAGACAATCACCAGTGGTGTGACATTCACATCATACGCTTCACCCTCAGAAGGTATGACCCGTAAGCGCATTAGCGCGGCCATGCTAGGCGGTTGCCTTTGCGATGGTGCCGTCAATCGGCCATGTGATTGATGCAGTGGTCAGTTCGCCAACCTGTGCATCCAGTGGCATCCATTCAGTGACAAGCACGTTGAATGTGTATTTGGGGTTTGCCGTTCCAACAGTGGTACCGGCTGGCAGAACAACCACCTGCGCGGTGCTGCCAAGTAGCGCATACAGCGTTTGTTCGACGTTGCCTGCACCAATGTAATCATTGTTGAAATCAAACGCTGCACTGCTGTCGGCAAGTCCGCCAACACGGCGTTTGGCAGTGTTGCCAAATGTGGTTGTTTCGATTTCCGCACGCGTCGTTGACAGCGTGACCTTTGTGATGTGCTGTGACAAATCTACGCCACCAATACTGACGGAAGCGTTTGTGATTACCTGAGCCATTTTGGTCAGTCCTTTTCATTGATGACGGTTGCAACCTTCGTTGCTTTGGATACTGGCGTGATGTGTCCTGCATCAATCAGATGTTGAACATTCACATCGGCTAGGTCATCATCGGTGATGATGCTGCCGGATTCGTGACCAACCACACTGTGGTTGCCAACGATTTTGTATTCACTCACGTTTGTCCCTTTCTAGGCGTGAACGGTGATATTGAATTCACAGGTGACATATGCTGCATCACCGATTGTGATTGGCCTTACGGTGACCATTTCTTCAACAATCAATGTTGAACATTTGCCACCTAGTTTCGGGTTGGCTTCAACTGCGGCACGCACAGATTGCGCGCCACCGTATGACAGCCATGCATCCAACTGAAGTTGTGCGGCACGGTCACCCATGCGCCCTGCGATAAGTGAAACCACATATCGCCATTCAGACAGACCCCCACCCATTGCCCGGTGATAGGTCACTGATTGCAATTGAATCACCGCCATTGGCGGTGCAACCTGTTCAGGCAAATGATCTGCAACACGCAAACCTGAAATGGTTGCCAACGCTGTAGCCAATGCGGTTTGAAGGTCTGAACCTGTGCCTGCCATCAGGCAACCACGGCAATGCGATACGGGCGCAACATGCGTTCAACATCAGGATCAATTGCCCTGACAGTGATGGCACCCAAATCACCGAACCCGGCAACACCCAAAAGGGAATCACCACGTTTCACCAATCGACCTGCCAACAGAATGCATGCAGATTTCACAGGTTCAGGGACAGCAGGCCAACCCCAACGGGCTGTGACCTGCACACCTGCCGGGGCTGCGATAGTTGGGAACACACCGGTTGCCGTGCCACGGATTGATGTGATGGGCAAACCCTTTGATATTGCGTTCAGTGGTTCACTTTGCATTTGCGATGCAGTCAGGGTGGTCAGATAAGTTCCATCACCTGCACTGTCTGTTTTCACAACCAAACCTGTGGTGGTTGAAACATCATCAACAAACACAACATCAGTTGCGTTTGCCACATACACCCGTGCGGTTGCAGTTGCGTCAGCATAAAACCTGCGATCACAATGCTGATCAATAACCCGTGACGCTTCACTGATTCGTGATTCCAGCAGTGTGTCATCAACTGCATCTGCAATGCGCATCACTGCTTTCAATTCAGCAAGTGTGCAATATCCGTTTGTGATTGCCATTCATTGCACCTTCCATGCGCGAACGTATCCGCTGATGATTTCGGGAACCCCTGATGCAGCCATGTGTGCTGCAACCTGTTCACCTTTTCCGTGGCCATTTCGATTGTCGTCAACAGCCACGATAGAACCGGGTTGCAGTAACGGCCAAACAATTTTCAGTTCAGCCAAATGATGTGCCGCTGCGGGTTCAGGGTTTCCCCAATCAACATCATATGAATCCAAATACAAAAAATCTATGTGCGAAACATCTAGTGTTTGCAACATCTGCAATGAATCGCCAGTGATTGCAGTTGTGCTAGTCAAACCCAATTGGTTGACAAGTTCAGCCCCCACCGGGTCCAAATCAATTGTTGTGACATGCCCACCCAACTGTTCAGCGTATGCATTCCATACAACAGTTGATTGCCCATCACCACCCCAATTGCCTGCCAACCGCACCGTGCCGGTTTCAACAATCACACATTCAGGTTTCAACATTGCGGTGATGCGTTCAAACGCATCCAACCGTTGCCCCAACAATCCCCACGGAATTTGTGCCGTACTCATTTGGCCATCAGTTCATCAATGTGGGAAAGGATTGGTTGCCAATATTTATCAAACACAATTGCATGATCATATGTTTCAGCATGCGCACGGGCAGCCTGTCGGCGGTCTGTGTCGCGTGCGTGTTCATACGCGTCATTCAGGTTTTCAACAATTGAATGCACAAGTGGTGTGGCAAACCATGTTGCCTGTGCCGCATCCCAATAGGGTTGCACTGCGGTCAACCATCCTGAACCGTCAACCAATTCAGGTTGTGCCGTAAAGTTTGAAACGATTGATGGCACCCCACACGCTGCGGCTTCTAGTACGGGGATACCGAAACCTTCACCGCGTGATGCCAGCAAATGAACATCCATTGATGCAATCAATGCTGCAACTACTTTTGAATCTAGCCCTGCGTAATAGCCCCACTGGTCAACCCACACTGTGCGGTTGGTGGGAATGCCGCACGCATCCATCAACCTGATCAGGTCAATGCCGCCTTGCGCACCCCGTTTTTCTGTGTGCATATACAACCAAACATCATCATGTTCAGCCATGAATTGGCCCATTGCCAAAAGGTTTTCACCAAACGCTTTGCGAATAGGTGCAGTGCCTTTGTTTGCTGCAACCATCCCAACCATGAACGCATCATCAGGGATTTCCAATGCACTACGTCCGGGGGTTCCTTCAATGGTTGCATCAGGGTTGAACACTGATGTGTTCACGCTGTGTGGTGCGTACATTGATTCAATGCCCGCTTTGTTAAGCATGTCCAAACCAAATCGTGACATTGCGATTGGCAAAACGTTTGGTTGTTTGCACCAATCAATCACGTCTGTGGGTGCTGGCAAATGATCAATGGGAACCCATGATGCAATCAGCGGGATGGTGCTGTTGTCGCGTCCTTTGTAAACCCAACAATCAAACAGTGTGATCAACGCTGTTGGTTGTCCGGTTGTTTCTTTTGTGTACCGGGTGTGTGCATCTAGTATGTCTGCACTGTATGGGTGAAATCCGGTTGGCAATACTTCGATGCCTTCCCAACCTGATATGCCACCCTGCAATCCGTAGTTCACGGAAAGGGTCACGGTGCGGCCTGCCTGTTGGCAGGCTTTTGCCAATGCCCCTGTTTGTACCCCGTAGCCTGTGTTAGCCCACGGCGCGTTTGAATGGATTAGAACACCAACCTGTTCAGCAGGTTTGTGTGTTGTGATCCGTCCGTTGTGTTGAACACTGCGTTGTTTCTTGCCCATAAGTTTTTTCCCCTGTTGTTGTGTGCCCGTGGTGCGTGTGATGGGTCCAAACCACGGGCAAGTTTGAAACCCATCACACGCGAATTTGCCAACCAAATGAATGGTTGGGTTAGACGGCGGTGCCGCCCTTGAAGTACCACACTGCGTTTGGATCGACAACGTTGCCGTCACCGCGCCATGTGACACGGAACGTGATCAGATCGTTGACAAATCCAACGCTGTCATCACGCGCAACATCAATTCCGCGAACCTGCCGCACATAGTAGGCGTTCGAAAAATTACCAAACGCCACTGATTTTGCAGCAGTTCCAATTGCAACAATGTCCGGGTTTTCATAAACCGGATACGAAAGCAACTGATCGGGCTGGCCCATCGCAAGGCCCGGTGCCCAAAGGTACTGTCCTTGCGAGTCTTTCAACTTACGAACAACCGCAAGTGTGCTGGAACGCATTTGCCATGCAGCACCCTGACGGCGATACGGTGATGGGCAGGTATAAATCATGTCAACCAGATTGTCGGCAGACGGTGCGCCAAGCACACCGGTGCCACCGGTGACCGCTGACGATGCGCCAGTGATCAGGCCGGTTGGTTGCGTGGTTCCGGTGCCAACGGTCAACGAGGCATTGACCGCTGTGCCCATTCCCACTGAGGCTTGACGGGCGACAAAATCAAGAAGATTGACCCCCATAGATGCATCCTCAATAAGTTCCCGCGACAATTGGAACGTGCTAGCAAACTTGAAACTTCCAAGCGTGACAAACGCGCCAAACGTGGGGTCGGATTCGGGGATAGCAGTTCCTTCACCAACAATGCCGGGGGCAGTGTAGGTGGCGGTGCGTGGAATTTGCAGGTTCTCACCTGATGCAGTGGTCAGAATGGTGACAACATTTCCATCAAGCATCGGACCTTGAACCACAAGGTGTTCAATCAGACGATCATAAAACGAAGTAGGAACCGGTGCGCCGGTGCTGCCCTTCGTAACATCACGCTGTTCAAACGAATGATTGCGACGTTCACCCATAGCAATTGCACGGATGATGTCGGAATCATTTTCAACATGTGGGGCAACTTCACGCGAACCGAAATCAGCGGGAAGGCCAAGTGCAGCGCGTGATTCATCGATGGCACGCTCACGCGCTTCACCATCAATGAGAAACTTGCGGCGGGAATCTAGTGCATCAATGTCATCATTGATGCGGGTGAACTGTTCCGATTCTTCACCGGAAAGGTCGCGACCTTCAGCGGCAGCATGGTCAAGCAGACTCTTGGCCTGTTCCCATGCGCTCGCGCGCTGTTCGGTCAGACGGGTGACAAGTTCGTCAGCCATTTGATTGTCCTTTCATGGACGGGGGTAGGGGTTTGTTTTTGTGTGCAGGTGGTTTCAAGTTGGTGGTGCCATTGCGCTAATGGTCCGGGCAACTGTTCCGGGCTGCGATGTTTCGCACTAACGCTTTGCGGTTAGTTCGATGATGCGACGCGCCAACGCAACGGGCATGCCGGTGCTGTTGTCGTCGTCGGAGATTTCTTCGGTGCTGCGTACCTGCGTGCCTGCGGTTGCGGGATACGCCGGAAAGCCCGTCACGATGCTTGTCTCCACTAGCATGATCTCACGAAGTTCCCTGCTGTTGCCATCTTCTGACCACGCATCACCACCGCGCGGAATGGAAAAACCAAATGACATTGAATGCACAACACCGGATTCAATCAGTGTGGCAAGGTCGCGTGCAGCAGTAGTGTCAGGCAGCGTTGCTTCAACTTTCAAACCGCGTTCATCTTCATACAGTCGCATGCTGCCGTTGCGCGTGGTTGCCAAAACTTGTGACATGTCATGGTTGATGAATAGGCGAACTTCTCGCCCGCTGTTCAGCGAACGGCGAAACGCACCGGGTGCAATTGTTTCAATGAACGGCAACGGTTCCGATGGTGAATTGAACACTGCCGCATATCCGGTGAACTGCATAGGCGCATCATCATCATGCATTGCGCGTAGTTCCAGCCCACCCACTTCCACATTGCGGAATTCAACATCACGGCCACCAATGCGGCGGTTTTCAATTTCAATTGCTGAATATCGAACAGGCACCAGTTCATCGGTTGGTTCATCAATTAGTTCATCAACCATTGATTCATCATTCATTGCAGGTTCCATTTCAGTAGTGACCGGCAAATCAACCGGTGTTCCAATCAATTCCCCTGCAATGATCCAGCGTTTGCAAATGCCTGATGGCATGATCATGCCGCCAACAACTTCACATCCGTGCCCGCCTTGAAAAAACGCGCAACTGCTACACACCATGCCATCATCAGCAAAAGGTGATTCAGCCATGTAGTGCGCACCATCAGGGCCATTGCCCTGATCGTATTTGCCGAACAGTTCCACAATGGATTCATCAGCAGAATACTGTGCTAGTTGTCGCGGGGTCAGCGGGTAGAACCCTTCACTGTCGCGTGTTTCGGTTTCCATGTCTGTCCTTGAATCATCGTTGGCAACGGTTTCCATGATTGCTTTGGCGCGTGAATAACCTGCATCACCACCCCACAAGGCCCATGCAATGCGCCCGTTGGATGGGTAACCGGGTTCATCAGGTGAATACCCTTCACCCTGTTTGTCGATTTCATGCCGGTCAAAATAGGCTTTGATTCTGCGCCATGTATCAATTGGCAAATCACGTTGGTTCACAATGTCACGCGCACGGGCAATACCAATTGCGGTTCCACCCCTGCCGTGTTCGCGTCGCCAGTCCAAACCGCGTTGCGCTTCAGCAACCATGCCATCAGTGGGCGGGTATGAATCCAACGCGCGTTGTTCTGATTCTGCGTTGTTGTTCATTCCGGCGGGTTCGGGTCAACGCCAGCGGGGTCAGTTGGGGTGGCCATTGGCGCACCCGGTAGGGCCATAACAAATTCATCGCCGCCGGGGAAGTACGGTTCGCGCCCTTCATTGGCACGCGCTTCGTTCGGTGTGAGAATGCCCGACATGATGCCAACCTGATATGCACGCAAACGGGTGATTTGATCGGCACGCAAAAACCCTGCCGTGTCAAACACAAGTTCATTTGGTTCAGGCATCAACGTTGACAATGCCGTTTCAATACGTTTCAACCACGGCAACAATGTGTAGGTGACAAAATGCATGCCCGCTGATTCAACATTTTGATATGTCTGTGAATCACCGCGCGCGCCAATCATGTATGCAGGCACACGGAAGATTCGGGCAATCTGTGCAATCTGTTCCGCACGCGTATCGTTCATTTGCGAATCCGCTGCGGATGTTTGAATTGGTTTCCATTTCATTCCACCGGTAAGCACGGCAGGCTTGCGGCGGCGTTTGTTCTGTGTCTCCCAAGTTGCCTGCAACACACGCGCCTGTTCAGCGGTCATGTCACCATCAACTTCCAACACTGATGACGGAGTTGCCCCCTCACCATAGAACTGCGACAAATGCCGTTCCATAGCCAACGCCAAACCAATGGTGGTGCGTTGCATTTCAACAGGTGACAAACCCTTTGCCGCTTGCGGTGGTGTCCACCAACGCAAATGCAACATGTTATCCGCCGGAACAGTGAAACCGCCTGTGGTGTAATACCGCTGACGGTTCACAATGTTCACCTGCACATCCTGTGGATGCAAAGGTTGCAGTGACACCGGCATTGATGACGCTGATTCACGGTCAACAAAAATGTATGCGTTGCCATGCAACGCAAGTGACGTGACAATCATGTGCATCAGTTCATACTGTGTGACAGTTGAACTATTAGAAAGCCAACCCGGAATTTGCACACGTTCGCTTCGATCACCAACATGTTTCACCGCACGCAACGGCAATGCCGCAACCGAATCCGCCAGCAAAGAAACGCACGCCAAAACTGCGGTGACTTCCAACGCGTTTGATTCAGTAACGTTTTCGCCGGAATAGTTTGGGCCGGGAATCCAATTGGATGTTTTGATTGGATCGGGTGCCAACAATGCACGCTTTGAAAATAGACTCATCTAGTGGCCACCAAATAACAGGCACAGATCATCAGCACACCGGCAGTGATCAATGCGGAAGGGATACCGAACGCCAACCCAACCCCGGCCACAATCAACATGGCACCAAAGGTTTCAAACAATGTTGTGAACATGTCACGCATCTAAGGCACCCCACGGGTCAACAATTTTTGGGTCAGCAGTTGCACGCAAATCAGCAGACACATGCCCATACAGGGCAAGCGTTGCAGCAACCAAAGGTGAAACATCAACCGTGGTGTCACGGCGATGCCATGCCCACGCATCACCCAATGAACGACGTTTGGCACCTGCCACCGCTGCGGTCAATGGGGTTTGGTCAATATGGCGCAACTGTGAATTGCCAACCATGTCATAAAATCTGCCGCAACCTGTCACCAGTTGACGGGTGCTGATTTCAGTTATGTTGACACCTAGCGCGCGTAGTTCCCCGACAAGGGAACCGGCAGCACCAACAGGATCAATCACAAGATTTTTGTATTTGCTTGCCCGGTCATCAGCAGCAAACCAATCCAACACCCAACCGGTGCCGGGACGATTGCCAACAACTTCCACATGGGCAACACCATCATCACGCAAACCCGCTGCACACAATGATGCCATAGAACGCGAGGGTGTCACATCCAACGCCAACGTTGGTTCATCAACAATGCGTGAACGGCGATCAACGCAACCCAACCAATCAGGTTCAGTGATCACCTGCCACGGTGCC